CAAATTCGTGAGATAAAAAGGTAAAAAATAGGTATAAATAAAAACAGCAAACTTTTTGTGTATATAGTGGCTTCTAAGGCATTCAGAGATATTAATTTGTCGTTCAAACGTCATCCTGTGACGAATGATTTGGTGGCGATTCGTGATGAAGATGCGATTAAGAGGTCTGTTAAAAACATAATTTTCACAATTCTTGGTGAAAAACCATTTGAACCGAGTTTTGGTTCAGTGATTAATGATGCTTTGTTTGATTTAGATACAAATTTGAATGAAATACGAATTCAAGATGAGATTACTTCATCTTTGAATCGATTTGAACCAAGAATTGATAATATCATTGTAACTGTTACAGTTGTACCTGATACAAATGAAATGAATTGCACTGTTCAATATGATATTGTTGGTCTTTCCACTCCACCACAAGAAGTGGATGTTCTTCTTTTCCCAGCTAGAGTATAATGGCTTTCGGTCAATACGTTAATTTAGATTTTGATCAAATTAAAACGTCCATCAAAGATTATTTGAGGGCGAACACGAATTTTACTGATTATGATTTTGAAGGGTCAAACCTTTCGATCATAATTGACGCATTAGCATATAATACATACACGACTGCATATAATACAAATATGGCAGCGAATGAGTGTTTTCTTGACTCCGCTACACTTCGAGAAAATGTTGTTTCGCTTGCTAGAAATATTGGATACGTTCCAAGATCTCGTAGAGCTGCAAGAGCAAGAATATCTTTTACTGTAAGTGGTCTATTAGAGACTTCAACACTCACATTAAACTCTGGCATCATTTGTAATGGTTCTGGGGATAATACAAACTACATATTTTGCATTCCAGAAGATATTACAATTCCTGTTGTAAATGGAGTTGGACAATTTAATAATATTGAAATTTATGAAGGTAATTTTGTATCACAAGAATTTACTGTTGATACTTCTTTGTTCAATCAGAGATATATTCTTGATAATTCATTCATTGACACTTCAACAATCAAAGTTAAGGTTAAACCATCTTCATCTTCAACATCTCATGTCAGTTATAAACAAATTGACAACATAATTGGTATTACATCAACCTCCTCATCATATCTTTTACAAGAAATTGAAGATGAAAGATATGAATTAATTTTTGGTGACAATGTAATTGGTAAAAAGTTATCAAATAACAATTTTATTACAGTTTCTTACATTGTAACTGATGGAAAAGATGGAAATGGTGCTTCTGAGTTTAGTTTTGTAGGAAATATTACAAATCAAGATGGGGGATCGATAGATTCTGGTCTTATAGGTTTAGTTTCAACAGAAGAAAAGTCAAGAGATGGTGATAATATTGAATCAATCTCTTCAATTAAGTATTATGCACCTCGAATTTACTCTTCTCAATATCGTGCAGTCACTTCATCTGATTATGAGTCAGTTTTAGGATATATTTACCCCAATGTTGAGTCTGTAACTGCTTTTGGTGGTGAAGAAATGACTCCACCTCGTTTTGGTAAGGTTTTTATCTCAGTTAAACCTCGAAATGGTGATTTTCTTTCAGATCAAACAAAAAGAGAACTTGTACAGAAATTAAAAAATTATGCAGTTGCTGGAATTGTACCAGAGTTTCTTGATTTAAAATATTTGTATGTAGAATTAACAACAAGTCCATATTATAATCCAAGTTTGAATGATGATCCAGAAAATCTTAAAACTAGCGTTTCAAACGCTCTAACTCAATATTCACTTTCAATTGATGTCAATAAATTTGGTGGTAGATTTAAATATAGTAAGGCAGTATCATTAATTGATAGTATTGACTCATCAATTACATCAAATATTACTCTTGTCACAATTCGTCGTAATTTAAAAGCAGAGCTGGGTCGATTTGCTCAATATGAAGTATGTTATGGTAATCGATTCCATACTCAAGAGAGTTCGTACAACGTAGTTTCAACAGGATTTACAATTGAAGGTGTAACAGGCACTGTTTATCTCTCTGATGAGGTAATAAATCGTGAAAAAGGAAGAATTTTCTTCTTTACATATACAGAGGGTGGAATTCCAAATGTAGTGAAGAAAAACGCTGGAACTGTTGATTATATGACTGGTGAAGTTCTTATAGATACTGTAAATATACTTTCAACAGTAATTGCAAATAACGTAGTTGAAATTCAAGCAATTCCTCATTCAAATGATGTTGTTGGACTTCGTGACTTATACGTCAAGTTTGATATGACAAACACAACAATTAATATGATTCCAGATTTGATTGCATCGGGAGAAAATACTTCTGGATCAAGATTTGTTCATACTCATAGTTACTATATGCCGACTTATACAAGAAAATCTAGTTCTCCAGTATCAACAGTTACACCAATTCTTCCATCAACAGCGACCTCGACTGGAACTTCAACTTCAAGTAGCACTTCAACATCAACTCCAATGACTACTTCGACTAGCACGAGCAATACAACTCCTACATCATCTTCTGGTGGTGGATCTAGTTATGGTGGCGGATATTAATGATAGATACCTCAATACAAAGAGTCGAAATAAATCAGGTAATTGAAAATCAGTTACCTGAGTTTGTTCAGTCCGAAAATCCACTTTTTGTGGATTTTATGAAACAATATTATATTTCCCAAGAATATCAAGGTGGATCTATAAACATTGCAGAGAATATTGATCGATATACTAAGTTACAAACATACGTTGGCGCTGCACTTACTGAATTTACTGGATTATCTACAAACACCGAATCTTTTTCTGATACAATTTTCGTTGATAGTACAGAAGGTTATCCAAATAAGTATGGATTGTTAAAAATAGATGACGAGATTATTACATATACTGGTATTGGATCAACTTCCTTTACAGGATGTGTAAGAGGATTTAGTGGTGTTGATGCGATGGATCAACCTACTCGTCCAGATCTCTTATCATTTAATACAAGTGTCGGTGCTGCACATACTGGTGGAAGTAAAGTTTATAATTTATCAAATCTTTTTATTCGTGAATTTTTTGGTAAACTTAAAACAACATTTGCAAGTGGGTTTGAAAGTAGAAAATTAGATAGCGATTTAGATCAAGTTAAGTTTATTCGACAAATTAAAGACTTTTATAAGACAAAGGGAACTGATGAGTCATATAAAATTCTATTTCGAGCATTATATGGTGAAGAAGTTAATATTATTAGACCATCTGATTTTTTAATTAAACCATCTGATGCAGATTATGGTTTTGCTCAAGATTTTGTGGTTAAATCAATCACTGGAGATCCTAGAAACTTGGAAGGATCTACACTTTTTCAAGATTTAGATGAAGATGATAAAAATATCCTTGGTGCCTCTGGTGCGATATCTAATGTTAAGGATTTTGTATATGGTGGAGAGCATTATTATCAAATAAGTATATCAAAAGATTCAATTGAGGGAAGTTTCAAAGTTCCAGGCAGAACTCGAATCACTGATCCAGTATCAATTGGTGCAACTGTAATTACTGTTGATACCACAGTTGGATTCCCTACGAGCGGTTCTTTATCTCTGCCAACAGCAACCACTGCTGGAATTGTTACATATACAAATAAAACAACTAATCAATTTGTAGGTTTGTCTACAATGGTAGACACTTTAAGTATTGGAGATGATGTTAGATATAATAATGTTGCATATGGATATTCTTTTGCAAGTGGATCAAATAAAATTGAAGTTTTAATTACTGGAGTTCTTAAAGATTTTCCAATTCCAGAAGAAACTTACTACTTTAACAAGGGAGACAGAGTTCGTGTTGGAACATTTGGTGTTAATAAAAGTTCTGAAGATTTTAACTTTGGATCTTGGGTTTATAATACAACTGTAAAACAAACTCCAAAGACTGTTACTAAAGTATCATCAAGTAGTTTTAATATTGTTACTCAATCAGACCATAAGTTATTAGAAGAGGATTCAGTTGAAATTTTAGATGCTAATTCAAATGTAATTGGTTTAGGAAGAGTTTTAAGTACAATTAGTAGTTCTACATTTATATTAGGTGATTTGCCTGGCATTAATGAGTTTACAATCGCATTTATAAGAAGAAAATTAAAAAGAGGTAACAGTTCGGTTCATGATAACATTACCAAATATACAGTTGATGTTCAAAACGTTTATGACGATAAAACTGGAAGTGCTTACATTACTTCACCATCAATCCCAAGTTTAGGTAATGAACCTATAGTTGCACCAGACCGCTCTGTAACGTGGACTGGCGCCACTGGCGGCGACGTTATACAGTTAATACAGGTAACAGAGGGTGCAGCGGATCATGGGTTCTATTCTGGAGAAGTGGTTACATATAATGTCGTTAGTGGTTTCTTAGGTCAATTGATTGATGGTAAAAATTATTATATAAGTCGTATCGATTCCAATAACATACGTCTCGCAAACTCATTACCAGATTTAATTAACCAAAACTTTGTAGATGCTACAGGTGATGGAACTTTTAAGATATCTGTCCCAGATTTAGCAAATAAGAAATTAGAACATCAAAAGTTATTAAAAAGAGTTTCATTAAATCCTACATTTGATGGTAATCAACGTGAAACTATACCAGGCACAACTGGAATATTAGTAAATGGAACAGAAATAACAAATTACAAATCTGGTGATGTTATCTTCTTCGGTGGTGTTGAATCAATTGATGTTTTAGAAGGTGGATCTGGATATGATGTTATTAATCCACCAAAAGTTAGTGTTGAGAGTTTAGCTGGTGCTGGTGTAAGTGCAACAGCTGTTGTAAAAGGTCAAATTGAAAGAATTGATATTCAAGATTCTGGTTTTGATTATGTGGAACCACCAATTATTGAAATTACTGGAGGAAATGGTAAGAATGCAATTCTAAGACCAAGATTAAGACAAATTGATCATTTCGTTGATTTTGATGCATCTTCAACAGGTAATGCGATCAACATATCAGACGATACGATTGGATTTTCAACTTTCCACAAATTCAGAGATGGAGAACCTGTAATTTATAAAACATTCAATACTGGTGCGATTGGTATTGCAAGTGCTGGTATTACTACAACTGGAATTCAAAATAACCCAGATCAAAGACTTGTTGATGAAGCAGTGTATTTTGTATCGAGAACAAATGCAACAACAATTAAATTAGCTAATACTAAGAATGACGCTTTAACTCAATCAAATCTTATCAATATTACGGGTTTTGCTGATGGATCACAGAGATTCCAAAGTGTTAATCAAAAACTTGTTTTGGGTGATATTATTATCGACAATCCAGGCGAAGGGTATGAAAATAAAAGAAGATTAATTCCTACCGCTGGTATTAACACATATTCAGATTTTATTGAATATACAAATCATGGATTTGAAGACGGTGAAATAATTAGGTATTCAAATAATGAAGTTAATATTGGTGGTCTTGACACAGATCAAGATTATTATGTTTTAAAGGTAAATGATAGTCAATTCAGATTGGCATCTGCTGGTATTGGAACTACTTTATCTAATGCAAATTATCTAAGTAAACAGTTTGTTGGACTTACATCTGTAGGATCAGGAGAACATGTATTCAACTATCCACCAATTCAAGTTTCTGTAAAAGGTACAATTGGTATTAATACATCACATCCAGAAAATTATCATGCGATTGTAAATCCAATTGTAAGAGGAAGCATAACATCGATTAATGTAGAACGACCTGGCCTTGGATATGGTTCACCAACAACCTTTAACTTTAGTATTCCACCTCAAGTTCGAGTTTCTTCGGGTTCTTCATCCGAATACAAGGCAATTGTGTCAAATGGAAAAATACAATCTGTAATTGTAACTCGTTCTGG